TGATAGTGTGGATACTCTACGGAATAAAGTGCGCTTGGCTACTATTCTGGGGACTTTTCAATCGACGATGACTAACTTCCCGTACCTTCGTAAGGTGTGGCAGACAAACACTGAAGATGAGCGTTTGCTTGGTGTGTCTATGACTGGTATCTTGGACAATGCTTTGTTAAATGACCCTGATAACGCTGAACTACCAGCTATTTTGGAAGGACTGAAGAATGTGGCTATTGATACTAACGCTCAGCTGGCTGACGCTATTGGGATTAATCGTAGTGCTGCCATCACTGCAATTAAGCCTGAAGGCACAGTCTCGCAGCTTACGGGCACTGCTTCTGGCATCCATCCTCAGCACAGTCAGTACTTTATTCGTCGTGTACGATCTGATAACAAAGACCCTCTGACTGCATTCTTGCAATCTCAAGGGTTCCCATCTGAAGCTTGTGTGATGAAGCCTGATAGCACAACTATCTTTAGCTTCCCAATGCGAGTTGAGAAGGGTGCTGTACTGCGTGAAGACTTGAATGCTATCAAGCACCTGCGCTTGTGGCTCTTGTTCCAGCGTCATTACTGTGAGCATAAGCCTTCAGTGACTATTTCAGTGACTGAGACTGAGTGGCCTGAAGTTGGTGCATGGGTGTGGAATAACTTTGATGAGATTACAGGTGTGAGCTTCTTACCGATGGATGGTGGAACATACCGACAAGCTCCTTATGAGGCCATGACCGAGGAAGAGTATCATGCAATGGTTGCTGCTATGCCAGCTGGTATCGATTGGGACAAACTGGTTGAAGGCACTGACAATGTTGAAGGTGCTCAGACTCTTGCTTGTACCGCTGGTGCGTGTGAGATATGATACTTGACTTTGAGTTCAAGACTGGTTTAGTCTTTGGCATAGAAGCTGATGAACTCTATATCATGGATGAGAATGATAAGATGTCAGAGGAAGCTAACCAAGTCATCTACTTACACATAGGATTTATAACCTTAGCATTTATCCTTGATTAATCGTCATGAACTGAAGAATATACTAGGATAGTAACTAAAAAGCCCTTAGGAGATAAAACTCTTAAGGGCTTTCTTATTGTAATTGTAAGTTTGAAACTTAGAATAGTGCTATTTCAGCTTTCCTTCGCTTATCAAGGCCAGCAAGTACTTTACCGCCACCCTTGTTCCACTTAAGTAACTCTTCCTTAGCTGCATCCCATTCCTGAGCATTAATCTTCCTACGAAGGGTGCTGCTTTGTAGTCTACCAACACCTAGATTGTAGGCAAAGTCAACGATGGCATTAAGCTTCTTGTTGTCAGTAGCTAGAATAGGACAGTATCTCAATACACCCGGTAAGTAGGTATGCTCAAGCTCCTTCAAGAGAAGCTCTGCAGCCTCAGGTTCACTCATGTGAGCATCCTGCAGAGTTACCTTAGTACCGTTAGCATAGTACGTACTACCGTAGCCTATCGTAGCTACATTAGCAGGACAGAGGTAGGGCTTACTTCTAAACCCTTCAAACCTCTTGCACAGTTCAGCTGCAATGCTGAGATCCATTACAGACCTCGTTTAGCTAATGTACGGTCAAGGAACCAGTAATTCAAAGTACCTGATACCAAGGCTGCAAAGTCAGCTGACATCATGACTTTAAAGACATCCAGTGGAGGCATACCTGACACCCAAGCATTATAGGACAGCCATACATGGATGAAACTCCACAGACCTAAGATCCAGTAAGTCACCACAGGACGTACTGAGGCAGACAGAGAAGCTACCCAGCCACCAGCAGCTTTAACCATCTCAGTCTGTTGCTCAATGGCTGACTGAAAGGCATTCATGACACCCGTATCGATAGCAGCTTCACGTTGAGCACCTATCTCAGCTAACTTCTGTTGTCCTCGCTGAGCTTCTAAGTCACACTGGAACTTGAACATATTAAGTTCATGCTCACGCTCATTCTTCTTGTCTAACCACTTAAGAACTTCCGGAGCCATTCGGAATAGACCTCCGAAGATACTACCAAGTAAACCACCACCAAGCATCTCTAACATAATCAATCTCCTCTGTTACAATGTTTCTTATCGTCATCATGTGATAACTTCACACCTGCTAATAGGCCAATAAAGCCACCGATAATCGTTTGGAAAGCTGGAGATAGTAGCTTGAATATCTCAGCATTATCAACTTCCTTAGCCCATAGTCCTAAGACAAATGCAGCCATCATAGCTAACACTGATAGACACAGTGTAAAACTAACCATGAAAGTAACATAGAAAGTTAGTTTACTTTTCACATCATCCATAATTATCAATCTCCTATGCGTATGTGTCTATTATTGAGGGTTTGTTAAATACTTGAAGTTCTATCTGATGAACTCTAGCCTTCTTGTTATACAGTTCAAGCTCTAACTGAAGAGTAGCTAATTCAATCTTATTAGCTTCTATAGCTTGTTTATATTTATCCCGTACACGCTCTACTGCTTTATTAAAGGCCATAGCTTCTACACCCTGCTTAGGCTCCACCATTGGATAGAGCTTATCTAAGGTAATCACTTAGCCTCCCTCGCTAAAGCATTCTTGTAAGCAATAATAACCTTGTGCCTTAGTTCTGCACTATCTGCACTTCCGGCCCATTCACTCAGATTGTTCCATATAACCACCATGTCGGAACTTTTACACAATGTTTGATGGTTTGTAAGCCATCTAGACATCTGTTGGTGACGCTCAGTAGGATTATGTATTGTGTAGGCTATACCGTAAAACTCACGTACACTGCAGTTATCAGAGGAGCTGGAGGGAGTAGAGGCTAACAGTCCTAGGGTTAGTAGGATACCTATTAGCTTTCTCATGATTACTGCTGTTGTTTACTTTGAATATACTTGTCTAAATCCATATCAGACATAGGCAATGGAGTTACAGTTTGTCTATCTTGTGGAGCGTTAAAGATAGCATCAATAGTGGAGATATACTCACTATCGATAATATTAGCTTTATTTAACTGGTCTACAAGCTTTACAGCAGCCGCTCCTGACATCTTGTTACCCTGCTTAAAACTAGCAAGCTTAGCAAGTGCGTCAGCAGCATCTTTATTAGTAGCTGCTTTAGCTAATATTTTAGGAGTAATCAGTAAAGCACCCGCAGTGACAGCTGCTTGAGGTAGATTGTCTTTAAGTCTATCTTGAACAGAGTCAGGTAAAAGAAAATAACCTGTAATTGCACCAGTACCTTGATAGGCTGTACCTGCAAGTCTATTACTTAAATAATAACTAGCACCATTTGTTTTAGACAATCCAATATCAGCAGCATTAAGAAGATCTCTAATTTGTGGAGCTTCAGACCTAAACATTTTATAGAAGGCTGATTTTAAATCGGGATTGCTTTTAAGTTGTTCGTTAAACTTTAAAGCCTTCTCAGGTGTAGACATTGCATCGTTTATAAAGTTATACTTTACATCAGCAAGCATACTTACTGATTCTTTACCACCTGTTTTAATATACTTGTCAATTTGAGCTACTGTTTTATTTAGGTCACGAAAGTTCTCAGACTCTGAAAGATCGGCTAAGTATTTACCTACCTTAGAAGGTTTCATTGACATAGCAGTATTTACTGTCTCATTAAAAAGACCATCCATACCTGCTTTGTATGCAGTTGTTGTATCGTTATATTCTTGAAGAAGCTTTTTAGATACTGGTGTCTGAGCCATGCCGGGATTAAAACCAGCATTTCCTGTAATTACTGTAGAACCTACTTGTGGTTGTTCAAAACCAATGTATCCCTTGCTTTGTATATTCTTAAGCTGAGTAGGGTTAGAAGCAGCCATTTGCATAGCGTTACCCATTTGCTTATCAATATCATTTGCATATTTGCTGTATGCTGCCTCTTTTGAGGTGGCATTTTTACCGGGTGTTTTTAAATCGTTTGCAGCACCATTAAACCCGCTTCTTAAGTCGTGAGCTGCACCAAAGTCTAAGAAGTCATCTTGCTTAAGAATCTGATCTAATACTTCTTTACGATCCGCTGAAGAACCAGCACCTTTAATCTTTTCAATACGTAACAGTTCTTCTTTGGCTTGATCTTTAAGCTTGCGAATGTCAACATATACGCCATAATCTTGGCTTAAAGACTGATAGAAAGGACGATATGTATCTTTAAACTCACCACGAGCTGTGTTGATAAGAGTTTTAAAACTTTCACCAGCTGCTAGGTTTAAAGGATCGTCAGATTTCATTGCTTGATTAAAAGCCTCAGAAGTCTGTAAAGAATTCCGAACATCATTTAAACCTTGTTGCACAGCTTTAGAAACACCTTGTTCTTGCTTAGCAAACTCACCACCGCCTGTGCCGCCTTTAAGGAAGCTTTCAGCTGTCATTAATGACCGTGTTCCTTCAAGCTGACCTAAAGAAAGAGTAGATCCTTTTTCAGACAACCATTTCTGAGCTGCATTACGAGCTTCTTGTTCAGGGGTTATACCGCCCTTACTTAACATATCTTTACCCACACGATATGTCTTACCAGCTAAACTAAATACAAGGTTTCCACCAAGATCCCAAGCAGCATTTTCAAGTAAGTTACCAACCATTTGCTTACCGCCTTCTCCAGACAGTAAGTCGCCAACTATTGCCCGTTCAGCAGCAGTTCCTGCAGCAGTTCCTACACTTGAGCCAGCTAATGAAGGTAATAAAGAACCCATAAAAGCTCTACCAGCTGTTGCTCCTGCATATGGGTTTTTAATGAGAAGACCACCTGCAATACCTCCTGCTAAGCCACCTAAAGTTGGAAGAATTGACTCTTCTTGTTTAGGTTTATAAGCAGGTGCTAAAACAGAATCTTGACGAATGATTGGAAGACCGGTTTCCCTACTCTTTTGCTGAGCTTTTGTTATGTAATCATCAAGTTCTTGGTCTGTCATTGTAATTCACTCCGTAGTTTCTTGAGTTCCTGTGCTTCATCTACACTAGCTGTACCTGCTCTTACACGTGCTGTAAGATCGTCACTACGTGCAAGCTTCTTCTGTATCTGACCATTCTCAAGATTGTAGTCAACTTTAAAACGCTCTTCCTGTGGTAACTTAGCAATCTTCTCGTATGTAATAGTACCTGCTTTAGTCTGACGTTGAACATCTTGCAGTAAACGAAGAATTGTCTGCCATTGTTGTGGTGAAGAAGGCTTACTAAGCAACAACTGTTGAAGTTCTGCATTGGATTGACTACCGGGGAAGTCCCTAGCAATAGTACGTACGAGTTCAGAGGTAACACTGTTTAAATATTCTGTATTAGTGATACGTTTTGTATCCACTGGAATACCTAAACCAGCCGCTACCTTAGCAATCTGTAGTGAACCATTAGCAAAAGAACCTGTAAATGTAGCAGGTAAATCAGCGACAACACGGTCTAGTTTACCAGTCAAGGCTACTTGAGACTTATAAGTCTCACCAGCTTTACCCCAAGCCTCTGATTGAGCTTTAGCATCACCAGCAGCACGTGCCTTATCAAATATTGTACCAATATCTAGATTCATAGCTCCAGCTTTAGCAATAGCTTTCTTATTAGCAACTACGCCCTCTTCCATCTTCTTAACTTGATCTGGTGTGTACTCACTTAGATAAGGTTTAGCTGTAAAGCCAAGCTTCTGTGCTTGTACAGCATACTCAGAAGGTACTGGTACTTTCTTAGTTTCTATGTACTTAGCAAAAGCTGAATCATTAGAAGCAATACCCATAGCCTCAGACTCTCTCAAACCAGCTTCTATCAACATTTGAACACGAGCACCCTTAGCTGCTTGTTTATCAGATAGTTCTTGAGTTTCCAGTCCAGCCTTAGCTGTTTGAGCACCCTTTAATGTAGTCTCTGCCTTTTTAGCACCTATTTCAGCTTCTTGTTTCAAAGCTTCTTGAGCTTCTTTTTCCATAGCTATAGCACGTTGAGTTAACTGGAAAGCTGACTCAGGATCTGAAGCCTGTAAAGCATTAGCCATGTCACGAAGACCTTTAGCTGTATTAGTGTTGTACTGACTTGCAAGTTGACGCAAACGAAGAGCACGTTGCATAGTTGGGTCTTGGATTTCCACCCCAAAAGCTCCAGCTATGCCACGACCTAAGTTAGCACCACCTTTGTAACCCATGACACCTAATTGCTGATCTGGTGTTAGTTGAGCAAACTGTATAGCCTTAGCTTGAGTTGCTTGTTGTTGCATTTCCTCAGGAGTACCCATGCCTCCAAACAAACCTTGTATTGATTGTGTAGCCATAGTGTTTCCTTAAGCTTTTGATAAACCTGCAATAAGTGCTGCAATAGGATCTGTTAATCCAGCTACAGTACCTTGCAAAGCTGCACGTTGAGCTGCATTGGCAGTTGTCTGTCCTGCTGCATATTGGTTTGCTGCAGCCTGAGCCTGTGCTGCTCCTGCTGAACCTAAGCCTTGACCGTATGTCAGAGCATTAGCAGCTTGATTCTCAATACCTGTAGCACCAGCCAGATAGTTAGTGTAAGGTGTAAGAGCTTGATTTTGCAAGTTAAAGCCTTGACCTGACAAGTTCAGACCACCAGTCATTAGGTTCTGACCGAAGGTAACTTGTTGTTGACCCATCTGTTGAGCTTGAGCTGCCAGTTGAGCATCTTGAGCTGAACGAGCATTGTACAAAGCAGCCAGCTGAGGATTAGAAGCCATCAGACCCTGACCACCAGTAGTGTAACCAGCTGTAGTTGCACCTGTAGCTAAACCTAAACGACCTTGTTGTTGCTGCTGATTAACAGTTTGAGCCAGTTGCTGTTCACGACCGGGAGCCAACAGTTGTTGCTGTTGAGTCATGTACTGCTGAGCTGCAGCTTGAGGTGTCTGAGCTACGTACTGAGCACCTAAGTTAAACAGACCACGAGCTTGCTCATTGATGTTAGGTTGAATGCCTTGAACCTGCTGAGCCTGACCTAAGCCAGTACTAGCCATCCCTAGCAGACCCTCACGTAAGCCAGCTACATCAGGAGCTACTTGGTAGCCAGCACCAATGAGTTGACCAGTTGTAGGGTCATAGTTAAAGCCTGACTTACCAAACCTAGTAGTAACTCCTACAGGTCTGAATTGAGCCATCTGTGCAGCTTGTTGTGCTGACTGTCTAGCCGCATCAGCTGCTTGGTTAGCTACGTAGTTAGAGCCTACAGCACCAACGGCACTAGAGCCAAGGGTTCCAAGTAAACTTGTCCAATCAATAGGATCAGCCATTAGTATGTACCTCCGTCAATAGTAGCTGTTAAAGTACCAGAGACAGTAAGATTTACTGCAGTGGTTGTTCCAGTAAGAGCACCGTTGTTAGCATCTGTTTTAGAAGTCACTGCTGATGCAATGTTATCAAACTCAGTGTTAATCTCAGTACCTTTAATGATCTTGCTTGGATTACCTGTGTTCAGGCTATCCTTAATTGCAAAGTTAGTTGCTTTAGTATAGTTACTCATTATCGTGTCTTCCCTGTCTTAACGTAGACATCAAGTTTCTGAATGGATATTGACTTATTAAACACTGTAGTTTCAAAGCCCAGCTGAATAACCTTGCCTGAGCCACCAATGTTAATAATCTTATTGTCAAAGGCTGAACCACCATACTCACCAATGTTGTATTCAGCTATGTTGTATTCTGCAATGGCTGCATTGGCTAAGGCAAACTGGCGTGTGTTCAAGATGTCACTGTAATCAAAGCCAAACTTTAAAGTTACTGGATAACCCTGACCACCAATAACTGTTACGCCTACCTTCTTCATAATCTTAATCACAGTAGGTGACTGGAAATCAAAGAAGTTAGTAAAGTATCTCATTAAGTATGAGTTAGCATTGTCTTTGTAGCCATCGTACTTACCAATGTAGCTAGTCTCACCCACTAATAAGTCTCTGTTACGAGTATACTTAAATGCTGTTGGAACTAAGCCATCCCATGTTGTAACCCTGTTAGCTCCATTAGGTAGTGGTGCTCTCATGTCAAAGCAGTACACTAACTGACGAGTTGGTAAAGACAACAGATAGAAAGCTTCCTTATCTGAGTACACAGCTTTGATGTCAGCTGCAGTCTCTAGACTAATCTCAAGTACTAAGTCATCACGTACATTAGCACTGATGTCTCGCATAGGTGCTGACTTCTCCTGAATGGTACGCATCAGTGAACGTACACCTGAGTCAGACAAGAAGATAACATCACTACCAGTGGCTACTACTGAGTCTCTAGCTACACAGCCCATACCTGTAATAGCATCTGATAGTGTTATATTGTTAGGGTCAGTAGCATTAGAATATACCAATATCTGTCTACGACCAAAGATAATTAAGAAGTTATTGTGAGCTGCTAGAGCTACAATCTCATCTGCACCACTAGGCCACACCTGAGCTACATCTAAAGTACCAGCTGTACCAGTACTTAAGACATGACCAGATAGTAAGTCTGAGAACTGTACAGTACTCTTAGAGGTTGCATTGTTAGCACTCCATGTACGACCATAGGCACTGATTACACAGTTGTTACTTGATACAGTTGCTACGTAACCAGTCTTCTCAGAGATACGTCTAAAAGTAGTTGTACTGACTGCAGGGTCAAACACCAGTGGGTTATGTCCAGCTTGATAGAGGTATAACACACCATTCAAGGGAGCCATCTGCCAGTTGCTGTCTGTGATGGTAGGAGCTGTACCACCACCACCGTATGTCAATAATGTAAGAGTAGAACCTACAAGCTTGAATAGTTTATTGTTACCAGCTGCAATGATGTATGAGTTACCAGCATTGTCAATTAACTCACCAATGGCTTTAATGTCAGCAGTACTTAAGTCATCGTTAAAGGCATGAGATAGAGTCCATCCCTTACGAGCACCAATACGACCAAACTTATCAATGACACAGTTATTAGCCACGGTAGCATAGCCAGCCTCTAAAGAGACTGACGAGTCTTGAGTATTCAACCCCATGAAGCCGGGAGCTGATACTGTAGTGGTTAAAAGCTTAGCAACCATTAGACACCAACCCAAGTAGTCTCATCATCATAACGATTCTTCTCAATGGCAATAGCATCTGCCAAAGCTAAGCGATACTGCTGATATATCTCACTGAAGGTTGTACCACCGTCTTCACCACGTTCACCAACAGCTTTAGCGTATGCCAGCATCTGTACTAGGTGAGGAGGAACCTTTAAAGTATCAGCATTGGCACTAAGGTCAGCCTGAGGAATAACTAATTCAAACCTTAAGGAATAGACACCATCAGGACGAGGCCATATATCCACCTGAGTGTCATCACCATCAATACCACTATAGTTGTACTTATCAGGAGCTGCATCTTGTATAGTTCCTAAGAAGTACTGTCTATTCATCCAGTTAGTAGGTACTTGTCTCATAGGTACATCTTGAGTGTCATTTAAGACATCCTGTGTACGGAAGCGTTGACCTGAACCTGCCAAGGTATAGTTACGAGTACCTGCAACTGTTGGAATAACAATGGTAGTAGTTAGGCAGTTCCACTCATGGGCATCTTCAATCTCTCTCTTAGCATCGTTAACGAACACACCAATCAAAGAACTATAAGGAGTATCACTTACTGACGATACTTCAGTTTCTCTTAACCGTATAAGTACGTTGT